TAGTTTCTTTGTCTTAGGTTTTATGCTAGGTAATATATTTGGAATTATTGTCCCAGGTATTCCTTGCCAATCCATTTGAAACTTGGAAACATAATGAACAGTATCGTAAGCAACATTAACATTCTTTAATGGAAATACATTTGTTTCATGGCAGGATAAAATTAATTTTTTACATGGTGGTCTTTGTTTTATTGGTATAAAATGATAAATGACATGATCATCCGCTGTAAATACCATATCATTTAATGATCTATAGTGATCTCCTTTTAATTTAGATTTAACCCAATCAAAAGGTCCATATAAATCACAATTTAAACCATTTGAATTAAATAAATTACAAAGTTCAGCCAAAGCGATTGTAGATCCACCGCATTTTGAAAATCCAGTTGCAATCTTTATCATTGTGCTCTTGGGTCCTTTCCTAATACTTTAAAACACTGTTCATAAATATCTAATCTCTGCCCTACAATTTTATTGATATCAAAAAGTTTTTCAGTTACTGAATGTAAATTTTCACCCATCTCTCTTCTAAGTTTATGATCAGTGGCTACCTTGCTAAGAACTCTAACCCATTCAGTTTTAGGGGCATCTGGATCAAGTAGGTATCCAGTTTTCCAGTTCTCTATAGTTTCATTATAGCATCCCACGTTTGATGCTATCAAGGGAACCTTGTATCTTCCTGCTTCTGCTACTTTAATATCAGATTTAGAATCATTAAATGCATTCATTTTTAATGGAGCTATAGCTATATCCATGTTAGCATAAAAAACTCCATACTCATGAGGCCCTACTGCGTAATGGGTATTCCAGTTTCTTTGCCCTTTAAATCCTCTAAGTAGTTCTGACTTATAATGATCCCAAACTTTATTTTGCCAGTCATCCTTCTCCTTCTCATTCTGTGGTGGTGGTGGCATCCCGTAGAAGTCCCAAAATACCTTCTCTCTGCCGATCTTTTGATTAACTAGGTGCGGAACACCTGAGAATATTTTAACATCGGGATTATGGTGAATTCCACCTGCCCAGCCGATTCTAGTTGCCTTACTAATACTTCTTGGAATATTCCATCCAGGCAAATTATAATCTATAGCATTCTTCACTACAGCAAGAATTGACGAACAATAAGGTTTTATTCTTTCTGCAAACTTAGTTTGTGTTACTGTAACAAGATCTGAATTTGCATATAAATGCTTTGTTAATTCACTTAAACCTTGATTTTTATAAACATCAATTAAATGATGCTCCTCATAAAGCTCAGTTAATAAATCATCAGTATCAAAATGAACAAACTTACCCGCTTTTCTTGCCATTCCAAGAACTCTAGCAGTATAAGGACCACCATAGTTACTGATATTATTTATCAAAACTACGTGAGCCCACTCTATGTTCTCGGGAGGATTATCTAAATCTGCTCCTGGGTATTCAAAAGTTCCATTTGCTGTATTTAGTTTTAATGGATTATCATCAAATCTTATATCAACTTTGTCTGAATAAAGTTCTTGTAACTTATGGTATGGCATCAGGCTTCTGTAATATGCACACCCGCCTGTATTTGGGTTTACAACTAATATTTTTAATTTATTTGACATATGTATCATTATAGTCAATAATACATATAAAAATAAAAAAACCCCTCAAGATCAATCTTGAGGGGTTAAAGCTTATTCAATTAGAATCAAGCTTTTACAGGGGCTGCGGGTGGTGAGGGGTCTGTAGTCGCTGCTACAGGCTCAGGCCGACTATGGGCCACACCAAGAGCCTTAGCTATACCCACTAAAGCACCTACAAGGTCTACATTACCATCATAGGGCACAACTGCTGCAATAGCATCCTTATAGTTCTGACGCTTTCTTTTGGATAGCATTACAAGGATTACTTCCAAGAATGCTAATTGAGGAAAAAATGTCTTAGCTACTCCCGCTGCCATCGCTAATGTATCAAGAATCCAAACACTAGTCTCACTTGGAGTAAGATCAATTCTTGGAGCACTTGGCTTTATTAGCTCATCTGGAGCAAAGACGAAATGCTTATCCTTCCACTTTGGATTGTCCTTTAGACTTACCGGAAACAAATCATCAGGGATCGCAACAATCTTTGGGTCCTTGATGGTTTCAGGAGTCAAAAGGCTATCCGTAGTAACAACAGACATGCCATCAAGCTCTGACTCGCTTATAAACTTGCAACTCGACATCAATGCTAGGACAGCTAGCATTGTTATAATCATTAATTTTTTCATACTTGAACCTCCTTCTTAAATTTCTTTTCTCCCATATCGTCATCCTTAGGAGATGATGGTGCAGCACTAGTAGTATCTAGAGATACTCTCAAATACTCTACTAATTTCTTACCCTCATCATATTCTCCAATTTTGATATCCGCGTGAATATCGTGCAGAACATCCATCCAAATCTTAATTTCCCGATCAGATCCAGCAGGAGTCTTCTTGATACGGAAAGTAGACTGATCATAATTATTAAAATCACCACTCTTTCCAAGCTCAAGAACGAAGTCATTACCCTTCTTAAGTGAGATGACGTTCGTATTCTCTGGGTCAGATTCATCCATCATTTCTGTATTAAACAGTCCATCAAGAATCTTCTTAAAGACCTTTTGTCCCGTAGAAAGAACCTTAACAGCACTTGCTGGATCATCAGACTTGGTTTCCATATGACGACGATCCACGACATTCATGTAGTAGCGTGGGGTTCCCTTAATCTTCGTGGCGAGATCACCAAACTTGCTCTTGGTCTTTGGAGCCAAGCCAAGCTCCTTGTGCATCTTCCAAAGCTCAAAGTAGAAATCACATACTGGGCATGATTCATTTTGAGTCTTGCGGCAATAAAAGTTCTTTATTAGACCTTCTTCATTGGTGTAGCGATGGATAACAGCCTCGGAATAAAAAGGCTTACTATCGTCCTTCCAGGGGAGGATACGAATAGTATTCTTTCCTGCCTCTATCTTAAGATACTTCTCGCCACCCTCGCCACCGCTACCAGCGGTCTTCCCCTTCAGGAGTTCTTCATGTTTCTTGCGTAATTCATTTAAGTTCATAATTTTTCTCTTTTTTATTAGTTGTAAAGTTTTGTTTCTGATCGTAAATTCGCACTAAGTTGAATAAGCATATCTTTCTTATGCTCCAACATAGAGCAAATGGCCTTTAAATATCCGTAAATTTCTTCTTGGTAAATGAGGTCTGATTTAAGTTTGATGTATTCTTCATTAGACTGAACGTAATCTTCCAAGTAGGATGCAGTTGCTTTAGCACCCTTACTCTTATTGTTCAGTAGCTCATTATTCTTGGTCAGAGAATACATAGCTTGGTTATGATTAACCATAAGGTCTACTTTACGCTTCTGCCAAATGAGAAGCCCATGATAGTAGGAGTAGACCGTGGTATGTCTAGCTAATTCAGCGGGCAGAGCATCCTTGTCGATACTTGCCAGCTTATTATGGATTTCTAGATACTTATCAATATCTAAATCCCTAACTTGTTCTTTTGGTAGATAATACATTAGTATTTTTTAGCAAAATCATCTTTTTTAACTATACTAAGATTACCGTCCGAGTCCCTCAGTAGATAATCCCCTACGCCACCTTCCATAAATACATTCCGAGGATCTATTTCTCTAGAATAAACTATACCAAATCTATACTCAAGTCTAGAATACTCTAAATCATTAGTAATCTTAGTAAAGTTTATGCTAGTTAAACTAGCAAAAGACCAAGACCCGGATCGGTATACAGAAAATTTAGTAGGTGTATCATCAGCTTGGTTAGCTCTAAAATTTCTTATATCATCCATGGCTATATAATAGCATATTGGCAATAGAATTCAAGAACATAATTTAAAATTTTACCCCGAGGCGTCCTGCCTCGCTAGGTCAGCCTCAGAAATTTCTTCCATGGTTAAGTTTGTATAGTTCACTGAAGCATTAATTCTATAATGCTGTTTAGCATCTCTAGCCTTAACTACATAAACTCTCATGCGACCTTTCTCATATTCTTCCTCGGTTTGATTTAAAGAGATTGCCCAGTCGGCAGGGCGAATCTTACCGTAGGAATCACCTAATTCTGCATCAGTAATTGTGGCTACCTTCTTACCACTTCTATTGGTCTGGGTAGCAGTCCAAACTAGCAGATTGTGTTCCATAGCTAATCCACGTAGCTCTTGTGCAATTCTTTCCTGCGCCATGTATTCAGCATCAATCTGACGGTTTGGGCGTAGAAGCTCAAGGTAATCTACAATTAAAATCTCAGGAACGAAATCATGATGTAGCTTTAGTTGAACTAATAAGGCTCGGATCTGATTTACGTTAAGCTGCCCTACTGGGAACTCCTTGATGATAAGTTGAGCACCATCAAATCTCTTCTGAACTTGAGAGAGTCTCTCCTTTAGTAGTGGGTAAGTTGCCTTATCCTTGAGCTTATGGTTTGGAACCAAAGTAAGAATGGAGTCGAATCTCTGTGCAATTTTATCTTCAGCCATCTCCAAAGAGATATACAGGACTTTCTTATTCTCCTTAAGAGCCACAGCACCCTGGTTGACAAGGTATAGTGACTTACCAACACCTGGAGGTGCAATAACTATTGCAAGCTCC